AATGGCGGTAACTTCGCACACCTGTCCGTTGAGCGTGACCGACTTGTAGCCCAGATTAAAGTTTTGCAGTTGCGCGGCGGTCTTGCCTGTCAGGTCCACGGAGAACAAATTGGGAATCTGCGGAACAACGAATCCGGCCGAGCCAGTCCACGGCAAAGGATTGATATTCGGCGACGAGTGCAGCGTTCCCACGTCATCCCACACCGAAGTCTGGTAGTAGACAGGCGTAGTCGTCTGCGTAATGCCGGGTTTGGCCGTCACGGTCATCACTTTCATCAGCGCGGTCGGCGGGATCGACGTGGCCGCCGTGATGCCAAACCGGTCAGTAAGATTGTCGGCAGTCGTGGTGTTGAACGTCACACCATCATCCGGCGAACTGGCTACAGGTCCAGCTCCGGGCTTGTCGTCCGCTACGCCGCCGAAATGTGTGGCTGCCGGGGTGCTGCCTCCAATCGTCCACTGCGTAGACACATCCGAAGACGGATAGACCAGCACCACCGCGCCATCGCCGCACCACGTATTCTGCGTGGTGCCGGTGTTGTCGTTGATGGCCAGGTCATCCATGTAAAAGCCATCCAAAATCGATTCGGTATGGCCGAAGGAAAAACTCCTGAGATCGTTGTTGGTGGTTTTCCGGTTCGTCGCAGTGATGTCAGCCTGCCCTTCGATGAGCACTTGCAGGTTGCCCGTCGGCGTGGTGACCAGATCGAATCCAATTTCAATCCGGTGCCACTGGTTCAGCGACAGCACGGCCGTGCCATTCAGCGTCCCGGTTTGATCGGTAACTTGCAGGATGTTGCTAGATTGCAAATACAGTGTCACTCCCAGCCCTTGGTCGGAAGTTGCCCGGTACAGGGTGGTAGTCTGCGCCAGGGATTGGGTCACGTAAAGATAGAAGCGGGTGTAGTAAGTGCCCGTGGTGGGGCTTGGATTCGCAGCAGTAATAGCCATATTGAAGCCTGCCGCAAAGCCAAAGAACCCGAACTTGCCTGCAAAATTGCCGCTCCGGACTGGGGAGGTTACGGTGCTGGGAAGGATACCGGCTGAACCGAAGCCATTGGCAGCGGTGGGTGCTTCTTCAAATCCGTAGGTGAACAGACGAGCCATCAGCCCTCTAACGCCGAGCGGTTTTCTTCTTGGCCGCTGGCGACGCGCTAGCAGGTGCTAGCGGTTTGCTAGCATGCACGCTCACCGCGTCAACCCGCGTGCTCACGGCCGCCGGTTGCACAACGGCAACCTCCGTGGTCGTCGCCGGTTTCGGAAGCTGGCCGTATACGTCCTCCGCTTCCCCGGCTTCGACTTTGCGCTTGGCGATTTCATACGGAAAATCCTCGATTTCGCCCTTTCGTGCTCCGATCAGGTTCTTGATATGCATTTAGTCCTCCCAAAAAATCGGGACCGCGGAACAAACCAGCCGTTTGTCCACGGTCCCGTTCCCTAAGCCCTTTGGTATGGCAACCAGAGGGAAAATTCCCCCGAGCCAACTGGGGTTTGGCCCAAGAGAAAACTTTGTTACTGCGTTTCGGTCGGGCTCTGTACCTCTGCGAAGCGCGCTCCACTCAGGAAGGCGACGGCGCACGCTTGCACCGCGACGGCGCCGTTGGTGATGACGAGCTGCACCCACGGATTACCTTGCGGCAATTCCTGCCCGTCTAGTTCGATCACGTAGAAGATATTCGAGTTTCCCGACGGAACCAATCCGCTCGCAGGAACGACGACACGCGGACCAAGCACGTCGAAATTTATTCCGCTTGTCTCCTGCTTATAGACGCTGAAGGGAATCGCGACCCCATTCGGGACGCTGACTCCCGTCAGTGCGGTTCCGGTTCCGGCAAACAGTTGAATGGTGGTCATTGCACCAGCAGCGACGCCGACGCTCAGCAGGATCGACGCATGCTGGTAATCCCTCATGGTAAAGGCTTGTGCCTTCACGCCGCCGGTCGCGTTAATGGGCGGTAGGATGTTGACGATATGCCCCGCTTCTGCAACTACGAAACCTTTCATGTGAATTCCTCCACTGTTGTTCAATTTTTGGGCTGGAACTGCGACTTAGGCGCGTACAGCCAGGCTGATGAAGGGCGAGAGCAAGTTGACGCCGTTCTTCGGAGTCAAAGGCTTCTTCCACACTGGCTGCCCATCGACGCGGTACATAAAGCGGAACGTAGTCTCGTCGGTGAGGAATCTCACGTGGATGCTGCTGGCAGCTTGCGGTGCGCCTTTGTCGGCCATCACGTACTGGGTCAGATCGAGCAGGAGGATGTCTCCCGGCGTGCCCAGCGTCGCGCAGTACTCGACCGGGATCACCGGCCGACCGAGCATCCGGCCCCACATGCTAGGGTTCGGCGGTGAGTTGTTCATCCCGCCCGAATATCCCGGCGGGAAATAGAGCAGTTGAACTGCGGTGCCTGTACCAAGGGTCAGAGGATAGAGATGCGTTTCAACGTCCTGGTTGATGAGCCACACCGCGTCCGCCCGGCTCGGCGCCCACATGTGACCCCACATGGCGAGAATGTCGTTGGTGGAAACCCCAGGTCCAGCAGGGTCACCTGAATCCTTGGGCACCTGTAGCACGGCGCCAGAGTTCAGTATGCCGAGGGGCTGGCCGCTGCCGTTGCCGTTGATGATCGCGTCCTCGACCTTGAAATTCATTTCCATCGGGAACGTCCTCATAATCACGGCTTCCAGCGCCGAGGCATCCTGCAGCAGTTCGTCCGTCGCGTAGCAGAGGCCGGTAAGCTTGTTTAGCTGGATCTCGATCTGACGGAACTTCGGACGGCTTCCGATTTTGGTATCCGCCTCGTTCTGCCAGTAGGCCAGCACGCCGCCCCAGCGGCTGCCGTCGGTACGGGCGTCTTCATCGATAGCGTTGATCTTCACGCCGTTGGCGTTGGCAGAGATGGGAACGCGAAATACCCGCTGCGACACGTTCCCCAACTGGTACGTGCGTTCAAGCAGAAGTTCCGAGAAATCCTTCTGCACAAGAAACCCGCCCTCCGCAGGGGAGGCCTCATTCAATCCGGCGGCGCCAGGAGACGCTGCCTGTATCAGCCGCGGATCGAGGCGAGCCAATGGATTTGACGCGGCTCGCGCCACGGCGACGAGTTGCTCGCCAAGACTCCTGAACGGCCCCTTGCTGCGAGCACGGCTCGACGGTGTTTCCTCGCCAGCATTCGGAGTGTCGATGCCGTTGTTGCGGCTGAACGCGGCGTTCTCGTCCGGCTGCCCGGTCATCGAGCGTTCGAACTCAAGTTGTCGTTCCTCGCGTTGAAGGTTTACCTCTAATGCCTCCAGTTTCTTGATGTTGTCGTTGAATTTCGCGCCTTCGGCTTCTGAGAAGTCACGCTCCTCTTTCGCGATGAGGTCAAGCAGCGCACGGTTCTCCTTCCCGAGGTCAGACTTTCGCTGACGCAGCGCCAGAATGTTTGATCGCATTGCTTTGTTCTCCTTCGACTCGATGTGTGTTACTGCGCCTCGCTCGCCCAGATCGACGGACCTGAACTTGCTCGGGTCACACGTGTTCGCTGCGCTGCCGTGCTACGGCACGACAGCGGAGTACAACTAAACTTGTGGGGGGGGTTCCCTAGTAGAGGTCCATCTCCCGTCGCAATCGCCGCAGCTTCAGCACATGTGCTGGTATCGGCGTTGCTCCTTGTTTCAACCGATCCGGTGTCGGCTGTGGCGGTTTCATCTTCGCGCCTAGCCGCTTTAACGTCCGGTCGAAGGTCGCGACCCGATCCACCATGCCAGTACGCCGCGCTTGTTCGGCTTGCAGCATCCGGCCTTGACCCATTCCGTTGCGGACCGCATCCGGCGAGGTATTTCTGCCACGCGCAACCGCATTCACGAACATGTCGTAGAAGTTATTGACCTTGTCCTGCAGCGCGGCTCTAGCTTCCTCGCTCAGCGGTTCGAACGGATTCGCCTCGGTCTTGTACTTGCCAGCCGAAATCAGCGACACCTTGACGCCCTGGTTCTCGGCCGCCTTCGAAATGTCCTCGTGCGCGGCGAAGACTCCAATGGATCCCACTTCGCCCGATGGAATCGCAACAACGTCTGAGGCCTGGGACGCCAGGTAGTAGGCAGCCGAGGCCGCTTGAGAATTGGCTATAGCGACGACCGGCTTCACGTCGCGCGCCTGGTATATCTCGTCCGCCAGTTCCGGGACGCCGTTCACCGTCCCGCCAGGGGAATCGATGTCGATCACAATGCTTTTGACCGTCGGATCGCCCACGGCAGACCTCAAGTACTGCTGAAAGCGCTCCGTCGAAGTGCCTCCGCTCATGTCGCTGAACATTCCCATGCGATGCGCGATCGTGCCGAACAGAGGCAGCACGGCAATCACCGGCGCACTCGAACGTGAGACGGTCCCGCCGTTCGTTGCCAGCAGCGCTGACTTGGCCCTCTTTGCCTTTCGTTCGTGTTCGTCCTGCTGTTCGACAGCCGCCGGACATGTACAACCCTCGCAGTCGCATCCTTCGTGGTCACAGTCCTCGCAATCACCCGCAATGCACGGATCGCAGGGGCACTCGCACGGCTGGTCGCCCTGGGCTTTACCTTTAGCCTTCGCTTTCGCTTGTTCCATCTCGCAGCCAGCGCATGTGCAGCCGTCGTGACTGCAATCGGCACAATTCCCGGACATGCACGCATCGCACATACAGTCGCATTGGTCCTGGATCTTCGCGAACGGATGAATGATGAAGCCCTCGCTGTGGAAGTCTGGAGGCTCTTTATCGAATTCCTTGTAATGCTTCGCGAGGTGGTTATAGACGGCTTTCCGATCACCGGCGGGAATATCCGCACCGCCGCGGGACCCAAGCAGCGCTGACATTGCCGCACGCACGCCGCCCCACACGACGACGAACTTGGCGCCCTCGATATCGTGATGCGGCAGCTTGTAGGAACCGAAGTTTTCGGCATTCTCGGCGTCGTACCAGCCGAAGCCGCGGCGATACTTCGCCCAGTCCATCTTGTCCTTGTCGCCGGACCCGTCCGACGAGGCCCACTTCGCCAGCCGATCACGCGCCGCGCCTCCGTCCCAAGTGTCCGAGTCGTCTTTGCCATCGGAGGAACCGTAAGGAACGGCGCCAGCATGAAACTCGGCCGGCAGAATTCTCAGTTCGCTGTCGTCCGCTCTTGCGCCGCACTCGATCAAGTAAGGAGGGCGTGAAGGCTCCGCAATCAGTGCAATCTCGTCCTGCGACATTTCCACGCCGTAGGCCCGTTTCAGCACTAGGTCTGCAATTACGTAGAGTTTCTCCCGCCGGATTGCCCACGGCGTCGTCATCACTGCGGAAATGATACGGGTGTAATTCATCCTGCCGTGCCTCCAGTCGTTAGCTCCGGAATGTTTTCTATTCCAGGCTGACCAGTTCCCAATTCTTTGTGCACCGTCATCGACGCCAGCACGCGCGGCATCGCAAGCCGCGCAAGCGTCTTCGGTGCTTCGTCTTCAAAGTCGCGCAGCGTGACCTCGATTTGCTCATTCGACACGCACGCCTGAAGCCGCTTGAGGTTGTTCGCAACGTACAGCTTCGCTGCCAGTTCCGAGATGTGCATGCACTCGCGCACGAACTCAGCGTGAGTCGAATAGAACTCCAAAATTTCCTCGTTGAATTTCGCGACCGAGCAGGACCGGCCCATCGCTCGCCGCACTGCGGACAGTTCCTTCCGCAGCACTCGCTCTGCTGCCCCGCCGACAAACTCCTCGAGGCGCTTCGCGCCGACTCCAGTCTCATCGCCAGGGGCAATCGGCTCCGTCGCGGCCGGAGCCGGTTGAATCGGTGTGCCGTCGCTTGCCACCGTCACCATGTTCAGTGGCATCAGAGGCACTTCAAGCCCGTCAATCGGATTCATGTT